CCGATGGGAATGGTAATTAGACCGGAGAGCCGAGTATAACTTACAGCGAACCTATCAAAGTTAAGGCTTATATAAGCGCGACAAGGGGATCGTTTGTTGTATCATCCGGCGTGACCATTGACCAGTTCGGCTTGGATGTCGATTACGACAAAATCATAAAATTGGATGGTGTTGACTGGAATATTCCAGAAGATACCATTCTGTGGGTGGATGACCTTAATGTTTATCATCCCTATGATTACATCGTTAAACGGATAGCTGTCTTTCTTGATCACACAATGCTTGCGATTAAAAAAGTACGTTATCACAATCCGAAGAACGACATCCCCGTATTAGGCATGGCTCCTGGAACATTGCTTGCAACTGAACAGGGGAGCGTGATTCGCGCATGACTGGTCTGGCAAGAGTCAACAGGGCATTAGACAATATCGCAGTTAATGCGAAGTTGGGCAATGGCGGCAAGATAGACAAAGCCATTCAAAACCTTATAGACATGGGTGTTGAATCGGCACAGACTGAGTATTCTGGCTCTGGCGTGGAGGACTCAGCCAATGTGAAGGTTTCCGGCTCCTTGACTTCACAAGAAGGGACGGTCACTGCGACCGGGGCCAAAATACTATTTGTTGAGTTCGGCACTGGTGTAAATCTTAACTACGGTTCCATGAAGGGCGGCGAGTTAGGCTATACGCCCGCAAGTTGGTCTACTTTGCCTGATGAAGGTAAAGGTTGGCTGACTGGTAAAAGGCTTGCAAAGTTCAAAGGTTGGTGGCCTCTTGGCGGTACTTCCGAAGGTGCGGGTGGTACTACCTTGTGGACGCAAGGTCACGCACCCGTCAGTGCAATGCTCCATACCGCAGAAAAGATGAAGCAGATGGTAGGAAAGTTTTTGGAGGCAGCTTATAAATGATTGACTATGAAAACAAAATATTCACAGACATCTACAATGCAGTGATTGCCTCTTATCCTAATGCTTTCATCTCTGCGGTGGAAGTTTTGAACGAGCCAACATTCCCGGCTGTCTTCGTTAATTTTGAGGACAGCGCACCGACTCCGCGTTATGTAAACTCATCAAGGAGCGAGCCTTTCCGCGATATGGTGGTTGATGTTAATGTCTATTCCAATCTGCAATCCGGCAGAAAGGCACAGGCAAAAGCGATCATGGCGATCATTGATGCAGAAATGGCTGCGATGGGTTTTGTGCAGTCGGCAATGAATCCACTCGACTTGACAAATAGTAGAAATAAATTAGTAACAAGATTATTCGCCAGATACACGGCTTCGGTCGATGCAGATGGCGTATTTTATTCACGGAGGTAATCATCGTGGCAAGACTTACTAAGGGAACCTTTCTGATGTACAAGACTACATCGAATGGTACTTATACTAAACTTTGCGACATTACAGAGTATCCTGACCTTGACCAGGATCTCGCTACAGAAGACTCCACCACACTGTCTGATGCGGCACATACCTATATCGGTGCGCTGCCGGATTCGGGTGGGGCTTATACATTCAATACATGGCTCAAGGCTTCGGAAGGGTCTGCTATTGCGGCTCTTAAAGGTCAGACGATCTACCTTGCTATCTACATCGGTGGCACAGAGTCCGGCGGTGTAATCACCCCGACAGGATCCGTATTTAAACGTGAGTGGCAGGGCGAAGTTGCTTACCAGATTAAGGGAGCCGGCACAGCAGAGATCGCTCCGGCAAGCGTATCCACAACTGTTGCTACCGTTCCTTCAGATACTTGGGGAACTGACTGATAGGAGGTTTCTATGGCAAGATTAACTAAAGGGTCGTTTCTGATGAAGGGAACCCCGACAGGATCAGCCGGTGTTTACACCATTACCCTGTCAGGAACTTGGAAATCGACCGATACAATTACAGTAGCCGGTAAGACCATCACAGCCGGTTCTACGACAGCTTCAACGATTGCATCAGCTATCGCAACAGCTATCTCAACGGGTACTCCGTACACGGCAGAAGCGGCAAGTGCTGTTGTAACTGTCACAGAAAAATCCGGTTTCTATGGCATTGGTGTTCCGGCTTGCTCGACAGATTCTGCTGCCGGTGTGCTGACGCTTGCAACGACCACTTCCAGTTGCGCGTGGGCTAAACTGGCAGATATCACGGAATACCCGGACATGGATCAGGATCTGGCAACAGAGGATTCAACCACTCTGTCGGATGCAGCACATACCTACATCGCAGCTTTGCCCGATTCCGGTGGCGCGTACACGTTCAACACCTGGCTGAAAGCAGCCGATGGTGCGGCTATTTCAGCACTTGCCGGTACGATTGTTACACTTGCGTTCTGGGTCGGCGGTTCGGAATCGGGCGGTGTTATTACTCCGACAGGATCTGTTTTCCGTAGGATGTGGACTGGTGAAGTCGCATACCAGATCAAAGGCGGCGGTACGGCTGAAATTGCTCCGGCAAGCATTTCAACGACCATTGCTACAGTTCCGGTTGATTGTTGGGGAGTTGACTAATACACAAGGGGATATCGAAGATGGTATCCCCTTAATTTTTTAATTCAAGGAGGCCAAACAAATGACTATTACTTTAGAATATAACGGAAAAGAATACAAACTTGGGTTTACCCGGGCATCCATCAAACAGATGGAACAGGATGGCTTTAACTTCATGGAGGCTCAGAACTATCCGGCAACACTTGCGTTCTCTCTGATCGAAGGTGCTTTCCGCACATATAACCCGAAGATATCCGAAGATAAGATATATGAGATTTTCGATTCGCTTGAGCGGCGTGAGGAACTTGTTTCCGTCCTGATGGAAATGTTTCAGGAACCGCTTGCGATCCTTAAATCTCCCGAAGGGGACGAGGCGAAAGAAAAAAACGTCCCTTGGAAGGTAATCTAAATCCTTCCGATAAAAAACCTCTGATGACAGATGCCTTTGAAGCAGCTTGTCCTTTATTTATGTCTTACGGCATGACCTATGATGAGTTCTGGCATGATGACCCCGTAAGGGCAAAATACTATAGAGAAGCACACGAAATAGTCCTTGAACAGATGTCCTTTAATGCATTTGTCCAGGGGCGTTATGTTCGTGATGCTATTGCTGATTTCATTGAGTTCTATGCAATGACTTCCCGACCGAAAGTCGGAAAGCATTATCCAGAAAAGCCATATCCGATAACGGATAGGGCAAAGAGGATTGCAGAAGAACACAGGGAAGAAGAGGTAGCTAATAGGTATCTGAAGATGTTAGGAGCAAAACGAAATGGCAATAACGACTGAAGAGTTAAATATACGGGTTACAGTCGATTCCTCTGCTGTAGATAATGGCATTAAAGAGATTAAAGCCAAACTCGCTGAGTTAAAAACAGCTGCGGAAAATAAAGACATAACAAATCTTAGTGGTCTTACAGCACAGTTAAAAGATTTAGGTGACGCTTGTAGCGCAGCTGCACAGAACACTCAGGCTATAACCAACCTTGTAACTTCGTTAAGCAATCTGGGTAATACGAACGTTCAGCAGTCTGCGGCTCAGTTGGTTACTGCGATGGCAAGTATTACCACAGCCGCTAATAACTTAACGCAGTCTACTTCCGGTCAGAACTTTACTCAGGCGGCACAGGCTATCACGCAGTTCACGCAGACGATTAACAACAGCATTGCGAACGTTAATCTGACAGCCTTTTCGCAGTATGCCAAATCTCTGGCACAAGTGGCTTCGGCTTATAAGATTCTTAATGGCTCTGGTGCTTCTTCTGCATCTAACGCAAAGGCACAGCAGAATGTTGGGCTGATGGTGGATCTGACAAAGCATATGTTTAATCTCAAGCCGGACTTCTTCACAGAAGCCTATAAGAAGTTTGGCGAGATAATGAAACTGCCCTTTGAAGAGTTCTTCGGCAAGTTTGCCGGATGGGGCAAATCAATCAAGAACCTCTTCAGCAGTATCGAACGTATTGCTTTTTATCGTGCTATTAGAACCGGCATTAAACTTGTTACACAAGCAATTAAGACCGGTATTAATAACTTATATCAGTGGGCTGCTGCCGTGGGCAACTCGTTTAAACCCACAATGGACAGCCTTGCGACATCATTTCAGTACCTCCAGAACAGCATAGGGGCTGCCGTATCTCCCTTACTCGATATGGCGGCTCCGGTGTTGGAGTACATCATCAACGCCGCTGTAACAGCCCTGAACGTGCTGAATCAGCTTTTCTCTTTGTTAGGTGGTAAAGCTACCTACAGAAGAGCAATACGGCAGAATAAGGAATATGCCAAAGCCGCTAATTCGGCTGCCGGTGGAGCCGGTGCGCTGAATGACGAACTGGAACGTACCATCCTTGCTTTTGACGAGATCAACAAGTTGAACGGAGCCAACGATAAAGGCAGTGGCGGCGGTGGCGGCGGCGGGGCTGACGTCGATTATGCCGGGATGTTCGAAGAGGTAGAAATCGACAATGGCCTTGCTGATATGCTTCGGAACAGTTCTTGGGAGGCAATCGGTATTGCCATCACGAACCGGCTTGCCGATGCGATGGAGGCAATCGACTGGCCCGCTATTCAGGCTAAGACAGAAGCAATCGCTTATCGGATCGCTACATTTTTAAATGGCGCGTTCAGCAATAAGCGTTTCTGGATCGACCTTGGTACTACGATTGCAGAAGGGCTGAATACTTATACCCTTCTCGACACTACTTTCTTCCACAATACAAAATTTGAAGACTTTGGTGATTCTCTGGCAGAAGCACTTCGTCAATCCATCGCAACAATCGATTGGCGTAGGCTTGGTGAGGCTTGCGTATCCATCCCGACGGCTATTATAGAAACCATTCATGGGTTCGTCGAAAATTGGAGCATAGAAGACTGGTCATTCCTTGGCACTTCCATTGCAGAAATGGTGAATGGTGCTTTAGAGGAACTTCCATTTGAGATAGCAATTCCAGACTTCGTGGAATTAGCGACGGGAATCCTTCATTCGATCAATACCGCAATTAAGAATATTAATTGGGATGAAGTAATTTCCAGTATTGAAGAAGGATTTAAGAACGCAGACTGGGCAAGTCTGATAAAAGAACTTGGCGAGTTCTTGTGGAACACCAGATGGGTAGTAGCTATTGCCCTTACGCTTGAAGTAGGCAAGGTAGGGATGTCCCTTGCAAGCACAGCATTAAAGGCGATGATCTTTAATGCAATACTGAATGGCAGTGGTGGTGCGCTTAGTTCTTCTGCCGGTGGTACGAGTGTTGCGGGAGCAGCCGGAGCAGTTAGTGGAGCCGGTGGAATAATCGGTGGAGCAAAACTATTCCTTAAAAATGCGATACCGATAACTGTGGGACTTGCGTTGTCAATCGGTGGCATCGCATCTTTTGCGAGTTCGCTTGAAACCCAGACGATGTTGGACGATATCATGTCCATGATTGCTACTGGTTCTGGTATCGCATTAATAGGTGCGAAACTTACTCATAGTGCAGCTGCGGGTGGGCTTCTGGCTACTATCCCTCTGATTATTGAATTGGGGATGTCGATTCGGAATAGTTTCGTCGAACCCCAAATAGAAGATCTAAAGAAAAACTTTGAAGCATATAGCGACGAATGGATATCGAAAGGAATTGTCGATAGTTCGCATAGCAATATGCTTTTGCAAGCATTAGATGCTGAAAATAATGATATCAACAATCAAGCAAGAGTTTTAGCCCAGAACCTTAACGCAATGGAAGGGGCTTCTGAAACAACTGCCACAAACATTGCTACAGAGATAGAGAATATCCATAAACAATGGATAGCAAGTGTAAAAGACGATATTGATGCTATTTCTGGTGTTGCCCCGGTTGTTGATATTGATACTGCTCCAACTCAGCCTGATTCATATCGTGCGGCACAGGCAGTCTTGAAGAGTCCTGACCTTGTGGAAAGGATCAATCAGTTCAAGTCTGTCGGCACAGCCATGTCTGACTTCGCAAAGCAGACATATGATTCCATCCTTGGCTATGCGAACATTGAGCCGAAGATGGTCGAGTTGGCAACAAGTGCCGGCAGTTCGACATTTGGAGTTCAGAAGTATTATTCTGCTTCGATGATGGCTAAGTCAATAGCTACAGCGAAGTCCATTATTTCTGATACCGATGTTGAACGTCCCATTAGTGAGCATATTACCGACGCAATGGGCAAAGCCGTTTCTGGTATCAACACCGGAGCCATAAACAGCAAGACAGCAGCTAACACACTTCGTACAAATGTCCTCGATCAGATGTCGATGGCAACGGAAATGTTAAGCCTATCCAACTCGGCTATGTCGCATTTCCGCAAGGGCTTGAACGATGCGCTGACTCAGGTGCAGACTTCAGCTAACTCACTCAGAAATGCTGTTATTGGTGCTTTGACGATGAGCCTTTCCACAGTCGGTCTGAATATCGGCAATCAGCTTTCGGATGGCATCAGGTCACAGGCAAGCGCAGTTGCAGTTGCCGGGGAACAGCTTAAGAATACGTTTATTGCTTCGTTACAAGGCATAAATGTAGTTGCTCTTGGAGCAGATGCCACGGCACAGTTCGTTGCCGGTGTTCGTAACTATGCGGCAGCTGCGATGGATGCCGGATACCATGTCAGAAACTATTTAATCAATGGTCTTGCATCTGCATCTAATTATGCATACCAGTGGGGTGCTGATGCCGGAGCGCAGTTTGCGAATGGTATCCGATCACAGGTAAATAACGTCGCTAATGCGGCTACTTCGGTAGCACAAGTCATGCACAGTATCTTGCATTTCTCTGAACCGGATGTCGGGCCGTTGAGCGATGCTTCGACTTATATGCCTGACTTTATGACCATGATGGCAGAAGGTATCCGCGAAAACGCTTGGCGCGTCAAGGCTGAAGTTGATAATGTTGCCGCATCCATGAATCCGACCTTTAACAACAATGCGAATTACTCTGTTGATGCAAATGTCGGCGGTGGGATGGCTCTGGCTCTGGCGGGTGCGCTTGAGGGCGTATCCATGCAGATGAATGGCAATCAGCCGATCAATGTTTTCATTGGCGGTGAAAAACTTGACTCACTCAATGCTCGATCTCAGGCAAGATCGAGTTTCCGCAGTGGAGGCAGATAAATGGCAGTTGATATTTCAAACTATGTCGTTAAGATTAACGGAACCACACTGGATCCGCAGCCGAAGTTTGATGGTGGTCTGGTGTGGTCATCGCAAGATATTATGGCTGATGGCACAGGACGAGCAGAAGACGGCAATATGATTTTGCTATATGTCGGACGTAAGAGGAAACTTCAGTTTAAGTTTCCTTTTATGTCTGCGGCTAAAGCCAAAGCCATTCTGGATTTAATCAACAATCTGACGTTTTCTGTTACCTATTATGATCCAGAAGACGGAGCGGTTGCCACAAGGACATTTTACAAGGGCGACCGTCAGGTTGATTGGTATTCTTATACTACGACATCCCCTTACAAAGAACTCAGCTTTAACGTTATCGAGGTATAAAATTGTATCCGGTATCTGACGCTTATAAAAATATAATATCATCCGGGGCAATCGAGTTTGATGTTTACGGCACTATAGGTAGCGAAAGCATCACAGCCGCCAACATCATGGCTCTGAGCATCACGAACCAATGCAGTTCGGAATCAGAAGTCAGAATAGGGCAAGTTTATGTCGGTCAGCTGACAATGACCATCGTGAACACTTCCTTTACAGCCAGAACGCTGAT